ACTAGTACTCAATTTGTTGGATATACTACTACACCTCATAGTTTGGATAATCTAGATAGAGTATATATTGCTGGATTAAGTACTAGTGGAATACAAAATAATTCTACAATAACAGTTGGTGTAAAAACTGATACATTTAAATTGGATATTGGAGTAAGTACTACAGCAAGTACTGGAATAGTTACTTATTTTAATTTAATCGGAAATCTAAAATCTCCTTTTATACGAGAAAATGATATTTTAGGAATAGGAACTGAAAAGATAAAAGTATTAAATGTTGATTCTGATTTATCTAGAATTAGAGTTTTAAGAGAATATGATTCTACTATAGGAGTTTCTCACACTGCTAATAGTTTAATATCACAAGATCCTCGTAGTTTTACTTTTAATATTAGAAATTCTGTAAAACGTGACGATTTTGTATTAAATGAGGAAATATATTTCAATCCAGTAGAAACAGTAGGATTGGGAACTATTTCTGGAGTAGGTATTGGATCTACATTATCATTCTCCAATCCCGGAACTGGTATAAGTGAAATATTCATTCCTACTAAATCTCTTTACATTAAAAAGCATGGATTAAAAACTGGAGATGCTCTTACTTATACTACCAATACTGGAGCAGGAATATCTGTATCAACTGATGGAATAGATGGGTTTACTCTTACTCATGGACAAACTGTATATGCAGCTAAGTTATCTCGAGACTTAATTGGAATCTCTACTGCAAGAGTTGGATTAGGGACTACTGGTTCTTTTGTTGGGATTAATAGTAGTGTTACAACATCTACATTATATTTTATTGGAGTGGGAACTGGGGTATATCATAGTTTTAAAACTAATTTTGATAATAGACTAACTGGATCTATGAATAGGGCAGTAGCTACTGTTTCTACATCTTCTACTCATGGACTCAAATCTCAAGATACTATATCTTTAACAATTAATCCTGGAATAACAACTACTATAAAAGTAGCTTATAATGATTATAATAGAAGATTAGTTATAGATCCTAGAACTTTTAGTTCTGGAAACGTTAATACTACTAATAATACTATTACTATTTCTAGACATGGATATTTAAATGGACAAAAAGTTATCCATACTGCAGATTCTTCATCTGGAGGTTTAGTAGATAATGGAATATATTATGTTTATGTTGTGGATAGAGATACTATTAAATTAACAGATTCATATGTTGATGCTATAAATTTAACTCCAAAAAATATTAATATTAGTAGTGCTTCTGCAGGTACTATTTCTCCTATCAATCCCCCTATAGAATTAGAGAGAAATTTAAAAATATATTTTGATTTATCTGATTCTTCATTATCATTTACAGATAACGAAGTTTCTTATAGTGCATTTGATTTTAATCTTTACAATAATTCTAAACTTACTGATTTATTTTTTACTTCAGGAGAAAATTCTGAATTTAATGTAAGTAAGAGTGGTAGAATAGGTATAGATACAACTGCTAATCTTACAGTTAAAAATGTTAAAGAAATTGATCAAGTACTTTATTATAATTTAATTCCAATTAACGATACTTTAAATAAATCTGTTAAGAAAGAAATTATTAGAGATGATGATAATATAGAGAATTCAAATTCAGCATTTTTAAATCCCAATGCTTTAAATGGAAATCATACTGTAGTTGGTGTAGGAAGTACTACATTTTTAATTACTTTATCCAAACTTCCTCAAAAATTAGAATATACTTCTAATGATGGTGATTTTTCTTACATTACAAATTCTAAAAATACAGATGGACCTATTAATGATGTTGTAATAACAAATGCTGGATATGGATATAAAACATTACCTGGTATTAGTACTATTTCTAGTATTAATGGAAAAAATGCGATCTTAAATGTAGATGGAGAATATATTGGTAGAATAACCCAAATAGATATCCAAAATATCGGATTTGATTATCCAGTTGATAATACTTTAAGACCTGAAGCTAAAATTCCTCAATTAATAAAATTAGATTTACTTTCTACTATTAATAATATAGGAATTACTTCTGTAGGTAAAAATTACTTAGAATCTCCATCTTTGGTTCTTTTAGATGGATTGACTAATAAAGTGATGTCTAATGTAGATTTAAAATATGAATTGGGAGATGAGAATGTTAATATTTTAAATAACACTCAATCTTTAAATAATGTTACTCCTACAATTATTCCTACAGATAATTCTAACGGAATTACTATTAATAATATTGATTATAATAGTGGAACTAAAGATGTAACAGTTACTATCGGAGCTAGTTTTAGTGATGCTTCAGATTACCCATTTGAAGTTGGTAAGAAAGTTATGATAGAAGGTGTTAGTGTTGGATTGGGAAGTACTGGAAAAGGTTATAATAGTAGAAATTATAATTATACTTTATTTGAGATTTTAGAAACAGATCCTAATATAGGAGGAACTTTAGGAACTGTAAGATATAATTTATCTAATATTATACCTGAAGGGGAAGTTCCAGGAGAATTTAAATCAACTCTTTCATTCGGTAAAATTATACCTGAAGAGTATTTTCCAATTTTTGATATTTCTATAAAAGAAGGAGAATTTGAAGATAAAGAAGTAGTTATTTCAGATTCTTTAAATGGTATAGTTCAATCTTCTGATGATTATTATGGTTATATTAGAGTATCTTCTTCTCATACTTTTGAAGTAGGTAAGACTTTAATTGGAAATACATCTAAAGCAAGAGGAACTATTACTGAAGTTTTATCTGATACTTCTTTATATGATATAGGATCTAGTTCTATAGTTCATGAAGGATTTAAGAAAAATACTGGATTTTTAAATAACAGTTTACAAAGAATAATTGATAGTAATTATTATCAATATTTTTCATATTCTCTTAAATCTGAAGTAGAATATGAAAAATGGAAAGAAGCATCTTCTTCTTTAAATCATACAGCAGGATTTAAAAAATTTAGTGATTTAGTTTTAAGATCTGAAACTGAAGTAGGTGTTAGTACTACTCAAGATGAAACTAAGTTTGAAGTTATAAATGATTTGATATCAATAATGGATTTAAATACCGTTTTTGATTTTGATCTTGCAAGAGAAAAAACTTTAACTATAGATAATCAAATAATTTCAAATGAAATAGTTTTTGAATCTAAAATTCTTCAAGATTATAGTGAGTCTATTGGTAATAGGGTATTGACTATTGATGATATTAGTGGAGATTTTAATAATAATGCTAGAACAGATGCATTTATGTCTGTTGATACTTTTACATTAGCAAGTGCAAGATATAGAAAATATCTTACCTTTATTAGGGATAAGAGATATACTAAAGAAAGACAAATACTCTTAGTATCTGCTCTTCATGATGATAGTGGTAATATCTTCCTAAACCAGTATGGTAGAGTTGAAACTAATACTGATCTTGGTGAATTTGGTGGGGATTTAGGTTCCTATGATATGGATGTATCTGGTGATGATGGAAGACTCTTATTCTATCCTAAGAAATTTAAATATAACAATTATGATGTTTCTAATGTTGCATTTAACATTTCAGACAGTGTTGCTGGTGTAGGTTCTACTGGATTAGGTGGAATTGTTAATATTACTAGTAGTACTACAACTATACCTTTAGGAATTACCACACAGCATAGTATTGTATCTTTTGCTACTACTTACAGAGGATCTAAGGTATTAGTATCCTATGCTGCTAGTGATGCTTCATATTGGGAACATGATGAGATAACTTTGGTTCATGATGGAACTAATGTTGATATGATTGAGTATGGGCAGTTATCTACTGGTATTGTTGGTAGTGCTTCTGGTGAACCTGGTCTTGGAACATATAGTGCTTATATTGCTGGATCTAGAGTTCATCTAGATCTTCATCCTACTGTATCTACTGCAAGCACATATGTTGCTAATACTGTGCATGTTGACTTTGGAAATGCTTCATCTGCTGGAGTTGGTACTACATCGTTAAATACTTCTAATTTAGATTCTAGATATACTGCTATATCTTCTAGTGGTTCCCCATCTGCTACTACAGTAGCACAGTATGAAACTGAAACATTTAATGGTGCTTATTATGTTGTATGC